GCAATTTTTATTATCAATCGGAATACGGATTTCCAACATTAACAGGAAGAAAAGTTACTACAGAAGAATTTAGAGATCAGGTTCCATATCAAGGTAGAGGGTATACGATTGGAATTGGTGGTTTAGCAGAACCTTTTGCTTATTACTACCATTACCCAAAACCTGCATATTTTAATGATATGACAGATGAAGAATGGCAATATTCATTGGCCAGAAGATTTTCAAGTTCAAATGCAACACAACCAACTCCAGATGATATTCAAGACTATAGATATTTTTTCCAAAATAAATTTTGCAGAAGATATAATTTTACTCCAAAGCCATGGCAACCAGTAAATGATACGCCAGGAAACTTCAGGTCAACCGATCAATATCCACCATGTGATATAAGATGTCATTTGTTTTCTTTGGGAGCCAATAAAGACTATAATACAAAAGCACAGCTTTCGACTGAATCAGATCAACCATATTTTTATTATCCAGATTCAGAATTTGATGGTTTGCCAGTAGGTCCATTTGGCTATAATCCTATTCAAAGAATAGAACCGGATGCACCTATATGGACACAAGTTGCTGCAGGCCATTATCATACAATGGCACTTTCTAGTGATAATAATTTAAAAATTTGGGGTTCATATCTTTATGTTGATACTGTTGGTAATCCTTTGGAAGATCCAAATTCTATTGGTTCTCCTGGAAGTTCGTATTTTTATAAATGGACTGCAGTACCAACATTTTTACCGGAAGGAGAAATTTGGCAGGATCAATGGACACTTTCTGGGTGGACTACTGGCTGTGGTTTCTGTGGTGGTGTTGGTGGTGGTGGACTAAAAGAATATCATTCAGGAAATCCTGATGATATTGTTGAATCAGATTATATGGTTGCAACCGAAGCAAATAAAACCGTATTTGCTACCAGAGAAATAATGCAAATTGACGGTGGGCCAGACTACAGTATAATGTTTAGAAAATGTCGGGCAGGAGATACTGATACTGGTCTTACTGGGTATAAATTTGTTGTATGGGGAAACATGGAAATGGTTTCTTCTTTAACTGGACCACCAGGAACAGTTACAATTACTACAAATTCTGGCGGTTTAACTGGTGTTGGAACAAAATGGTATCCATTTATTGATAAAGTTACTGCCGGTCCAAATTCTTATGGTGTTATCTATAAAAATAGAGGCGGCGCTTCAAGAAAAGTTGAAATATTTGAAAGACCTGGTGTGAACATTGGTGTAAAAAATATACCAGAAGATATATCCATTTCAGATATTGCTTTTTCAAATACTACAGCTGGAGGTCTTTATTCTGCAGGAATAAAAGCAAATACCTGGCAAGACAATTCTTTTGACGATAATACACACAAAAAAATTCAGTTTAATGGTTTTGCTGGATTACCACAGTGGTTTAGAACACATGCCTTTTTTAGTGCTGTTCCCGGAACTTGGGATTTTTCAAAATGGATATTTGGTGGTCCTTGTAATTTTATAAGTTCGGATGTTGGAAACGACACACAAGTGGATAATATTGATGATTGTAGTATTTACAAATACAAGGATACAAATTTTGGTTTAAACTTGAGTTATTCTGGAATTCCACAGTATTATTGGATGAGGCAAAGTTGGAGAAGAGATTCGCCAGTGGTCCCAGTTTTTAGCTATGAAGCAAAAACCGGATCTGGGTGTGGTTTGTTGACAGACAGATTCGGTAGAGATGGTTTGAGACCTTTGGCTGAAGGCGGCAGCGGTGTAATCGGTGATGACTTAAATAGTCCAACTGCAGTAGCAAATAGAGCATTAAATAACTTTTTTGGAGCTTGTTTTGGTGGTGACATTTGTTGGGTTGGTGATGGTAGCTTTAGTCCATACAATTATACTAGAATTAGTCCAGAATCTGGGGGTATAAATGTTCCTTGCAACTTAAGTAGTTGTAGATGCTGGGACAAAACATGTGGATGTCCCCCCAATTGCAGAGTTCCATTTGTGCCAAATTGTGCGCCAAATCAAGCAGCAGAAACGTGTTTTGGTGATGTTAGATGTAGAATAGGTTTTGCAACCAATAAAGATTATTTTGTTCAATCTTGCAAGTCATTTGGTACAGTGCAACCCGACACCGCCTCATCGTCAAAGTGCTGTGGAGTAGTAGAAACAAATATCACAGCATTTTTGTATGCAAAAAGAAGTTATTATTTTGGTTATGACCAAGAAACAAAAACATTTAAAGTTAAAAATACTACTAAACAATATAGAGCCATTGGAAAAGGATTAAAAGATAGAACAAGAGAAGAAATGACATTTTTGGATGGAGTACAAATAAATTCAACAAATTCTGCAGATTTTGTAATAGCAACGCAAATAGAAACTGATGCTGTAAGCATTGGTAACTTTTTAATAGATAATATTATGTCTTATCCCCCCGTTTATGTTGGGGGTGGAAATTTATTACCTTTAGAAAAAGATATAGAATCTGCTACCAATACAACTGAATATTGCAGGATTTGTTCATGTAGTGATCCTAATCCTGATAATGGTCCTTGCCTACCTCCCCAATCAAAATGCTCGGTTCCACCAGAAAGATTAGTTGGCCCGGGTGGATGGGTCCATTCAAGACCCAGTACACCATCACAAGGACAAGAATACAATGGAGTAGTAAACAGTTCAGTATTCTACGCTTATAAACCTCTACCGACAGAACTATTACCAACAACATTTGACGCTTTAGGCCCACTATTACAAATTGGTCAATTCAATGGTCCTGTTCCTGATGGAATGTCTGGTTGTAGTTTTTGGAGAGATGTTAGTGGCGCAAACACACCATGTGGCTGCGATAGAACAGTTTATCCAGAGGGAAGATGTCCAAATGGAGCAGTTTCGTGTACCGGTTGTATTTGGAGACCTATGCTTGGGCCATTCGGTGGAGTTGATATTAGGGATCAAGTATTTTCAATATATGGGGCAACCGGTATAGATGTACTTGACGCTTATTTTGACGGGAATACCTTTTTACCAGATATACCTGTAGCCATACCAAGTGGCGAGGATGAGGACGATGAAGGTTCTTTACCCGAAGTATCTGTTGCAACTGAATTGGGAAATAGGCTGTTTAGAGTTTATGAAAAAATAGTAAGTTTTTATAGTGCAGATGGTTGTGAATATTATGGAGATCCACCGGCCTTTATAGGATTTACTGATCAAATATTGGATCAAACTGGAAACGATGTAAGTTTGAGACCAGGTGCCTTTAGAGCAACGTGTAACGATGGAGAAGTAATTGGTGAATGTATGAATATTAGATGTGATGATGTTGATCCAATTGTGTAAACTGACATAAATAATAATGGAGAATATATGGGATTAAATGAATCTACATTTGTAATGGGTTACGGATTTAGTGATTCGCCAGGTGGACCAATTAACATTGGTTTAGACTATAAACCCGATAGTTTTTTTATTAACCAGGCATATGCAACTAATTTAGTAAAAAAAGACAATGAAAAATATATTTATTATAAAATTATAAATTTTGAATTTAAAAAAACAATGAAAATAAAATTTACATATGTTAGTTTAAGAATTGGTGACATTATTGATTTTATTACTAGAAAAACCGGTATCAAAAAATTAATAGTATATTTGACCAATGGAAACTGTGGTTGTGAAGCAAGAAGAGTAAAGTTTAATAAATGGTTTAAGATTCCATTTTTATTAATTAAATTTGAAAATTATACACAAGAAGATGTTGATATAATTGTTAATAATAAAAATAAAGAAGTTCACAATCAAATGATAAAAAAAATGGTAAATTCTAAAAATTCTTTAGAAGAAAGAGAAAAAATTAAAGATGAAATTTTTAGAAAAAACTTAAATAAACTTCCTGGAGTTACAGGACCAGCCAAACCAAAAAGTGGTTGTGGTTGCGGAGCTAAAAAAATGTTGACAAAAAACACAAACGTGGTATAATTAATAACAAAGGAAATATATGGATCTAATTTATTTTAAATTTTTAAACGGTGAAGAAGTAATCGCATACGCAAAAAAAGTTATTGGCGGTTGGTATATTGAACGACCAGCAATGCTTGTAAATTTAGAAGATTTTAAAGTTGGTTTAGCAACTTGGTTGCCTTATACTACTTTAAGTATTTCTGGTAATATTCCAGATGCTTCTATTCTATTGATTGCTCAAGTTGAAGAAGAAATGGTAAAGTATTATAATGCTTGGATCGGCCAAGGTTCCAAAGAAGTAGATATTGATGAAGTAAAACCAATCGTAGAGACAGAACCTCAAACCAAATAATTAATTAATGTTTAGAGGAGAATATAAAAATAAAAATTTTGATGGATCACCCCTTTTTTATAAAAGGGGTGATTCTGTTCTTTTTCATGGTAAAATTTATGAAGCAAAAGATTTAACGGTATCTTCTCCTATTGAAAATTCTGATATTTGGTTGTATAAAGGTTTAAGTGAAATTTATTATTCAGACAACCCCCCACTAAATCCAAAAGTAGGACAAGTTTGGTTGAAAGAAGGTAAGTATTACTCTTACTTTTATGATGGAAATAATTATTCTTGGGTTGAATTTTAAGCCAATGTAATTGTTAAAATAATTTCACTTTCACGGCTTAATTTTAGATATAAACTATTGTAAATTGTATTTTGACCAGGATAATATACAAAAGCAGCTCCCATCTTTCCTGGAGTTCCAAATAAAACATAATTTTCTAATAGAGGAACTGTGCAATCGGCATCCGTAAATGCACTAACTTGCAAATCTATATTTCTTGAATCTGATAAATCTATTTTAAAAATGCTTCCTGTACTTTGTATTACTGAATTTATAATACTAGTTGTTGCAACATTGTCAATGTAACAAATATTATAATAGTCATTTGATAATAATGTTGGTGGCTCAAGCATGTTGGCTGCAGCAACAACGGGAACTTGAACAGATCTAACATACAAATGATATATTGTATTATATGGATAACTATAAAAATCATTATTCGATGGTATCATTTCACTAAATGATTTTAATTTTAAATTTGGGTACCAGTATAAAGATGTTTCTGAAACAGTAGATGTTCTTAAAGCATACTGCTGTCTATTTTGATTTTCTAATAAATGACTATAAATACCTGGAGCTGGGGTTGTTATTCTAACAACCCCGTTTACGGTTTCATCATAATTTATAATATCAAGAGGCATACTACCTCTCATGTAAAGATTTATAAAAGGTTTTTTAAAATAAAAACTTTCATTTACAATATATTCTGAAGAATCCAAATATATTATTTCGCTGTTATCATTTAATTTAATGCAATTTTTTATTTTTAATCTTCCGCTATTTAATGAACTACCTTCAACCTCAAGGTATTCTAAAAAACCATAATCTAAACCATATATACCCATATATCCAAAATTAAGTGGATCTGGTTCTGGAGTTCTAGAAATAAGATAACTACATGTTACTCCAGTTGTTGCTGTATATTGAATTGGTTTAGTGAACAATTTTTTATCATAATAACCGGCGCTAAGTCCATTTGTCCAGGTAACACCACTTGCATAAAAATATTGATTATATTCTCCGGTTATTCCTTGCAATGTTAAAATACCATCAAAAGAAGTTACGGCACCAGTTTCTATATTTGCATATTTTCCAGAACTAAATGCAAAAGTAGATCCTGTAGTAAGTCCTTTCAAAAATACTTTTAAAAACTTTAAATCGTTTACATTTTTGCTTTGTGAATAGTTAAAGAAAAAACTAATGCCATTAAAATAAATGGAAGGAGAGCTTTCCATCAGTCCCTTTGTATAACAGGGGTCTGCAGTATTGCCTACAAATTCTGCCGTATAAGATTGAGTTGTTTTTACTAAACTTAATGTATAAGGCGTTGACATTTTAGCTAGCCATGAAAGATATCACTTGTGTGGACGATTTAGCTCTTACATAAATTTTATTTAAATTTTGTATATCAAAGAAAACAGTTTCTCCGGGATCCATTTCGTAACCAATTGTAGCCAAACCATCTGAATTTATGTAAACCAAATCTGTGTTTGTTGTGCTTGCTTTTAGGTGCACTCCACTTATCGTAGTATATCCAGCAGGATAAAGTCCAGTGACACCGGTTGTAATAGAAACTCTACCGGCAGTAAATCCAGTGGGTCGGGCTAAACCAAGAGTACTGAGATTAGTGTTTAATGTATTAATTACATTGTATATTCCAGTTAAACCACCCAAAATATTAGTATCATTTATGGAAACTGTATTGCCAACTGTGGCAGAAACAGCCAAACCACCAGATGTACCTTGAACTCTTAATCCATTTCCCGCAGAATCGTTTGTTACACCTACAGTTGGGTTTACAGTTACTGCAATTGTTGCGCCAGAAATATAAGCATAAATTGGATTACCGGAATTGCCTAAAGCAGAACCAGAACTGTCAACAATATTAACATAAGCCCATGTATTTCCATTAGGTCCAAATACAGAAACAGAATCTGTAGTTTTAGAACTTGGTCTACCACCGGTAACCTCAACTCTTGTACCACTTTGTGTAGCAATATAATTGGGTGAACCACTCAACCCTACAGCGTACACTGTTCCGCTAATTGCTACGGGACTACCACCAACACCTTGAACTTGTATCGTACCGGTAAAGCCAGAAATAGTAGCGGTTAAGCCAGCAGCAACTGTTACAGGAAGAGGACTGGAACCAGAAACAATATTTGCGGTTCCAGTGGCACCATATGCTAATTTTATTAATTGGAAGTGAGAGGTAATACCACCAAATGGGGCGATATCGGTAGCTACTGCAGCCGTTAAACCTGCAGTTTCAATAATAATGTTTTCGTTGTTGTCTGCTGCCATTTTATCCTCTAAATAGTTCTACCAATATTTATATGTATTAAATTATTGATTTTTTGTAAATAGATGTTATATTTAAACGATGTATATAGACGAAGGACAAAAAGAAAAATTTTCAAATAAAGTGCTTGAACGAGTAAAAAGCACCGGTCTTTCGTTTATGGAATGTGTTTTAGAACTAACAGATGAAATGGGATTAGATCCATCTGCATCTGGAAAACTTTTAACAAAACCTCTTATTGAAAAAATTGAAGAAGAGGCCAAAAGTTTACATTTAATAAAAACAAAATCAAAATTAAAAAAACTTCCATTTGACTGACCTGTACAACGTGATATAATTACTAATGAAAGGCCGGGGTAGATCCCCGGGTTAAAATATGCCAAATTTTTCAGATTTTAAAAAGAAGAGTAAAAATTCAGTTTCCGCACTAAGTGAGCGTCTAGAAAAAATGACCTCCAAAGAAGGATATAAAGACGAAAGGATGTGGAAACCGGGTATTGATAAAGCAGGAAACGGCTACGCAGTAATTAGATTTTTGCCAGAAATTGATGGCGAAGACAGTCCGTTTGTTGCAGTGTATAGTCATACTTTTAGAGGTAAGGGTGGTTGGTTTTACGAAAACTGTCCCACTACCATCGGTGAAAAGTGTCCTGTTTGCGCAGCAAACACCGAGCTGTGGAATAGTGGTATTGAAGATGATAAAAACATTGCCCGCCAACGTAAGCGTAAACTAAGTTACATTTCAAATATTCTTGTTTTAGAAGATCCTGCAAATCCAGAAAATAAAGGAAAGGTTTTTCTTTATCAATATGGTACAAAAATCTTTCAAAAAATTCAAAGTCTTGCTCATCCAGAGTTTCAAGATGAAGTTGCAGTAGATCCATTTAATTTTTGGACAGGTGCAGATTTTAAAATTAAAATTAGAAATGTTGGTGGATATGTAAACTATGACCGAAGTGAATTTGCTTCACCGGCACCACTTTTTGCTGGTGAGGACAAAAAACTAGAAGAGCTTTGGAAAAAGCAATATCCACTTAAGCCTTTTGTTGATAAGAGTCAGTTTAAGAGTTTTGATGAGCTTAACGCTAGATTCAAGAAGTCTGTCGGTGATGATGTAAGATCGCTCTTTACTGAAAATAAGAGCATTGAAGACGATATTGAGGAAACTACTGTTTCAGAGGAAATTGAAGAAAAAGATCCTCTAAAATATTTTTCTGAAATGGAAAACGATTGAAAAAGCCCCGCAAGGGGCTTTTTTTATGCCCAAGACAGTCTATTGTTTGTTTTTGCTAATCTATCAAAAAACATTACGTTTTCAGATGTAACCGGGTATCTTGATTGAATGACTCCCTGCTCATTACTAACTACGTCTGCTTTTGAATTTAAATCTGATTGAATTTGATTTAGCCAAGAATTTACTGTGTTTAATTCTTTATAAATTTGTTCTTGAGATGATTTTGGATTTAATAGTGTTTCTTGAAATTGTGCAGCATTTGATATTTGGTTTTCTTCATTTTGCAATGAAGCTTCAATATCTTCTATATTTCCCAATGAAATTGATTCACTTTTTTCTGAATATGGTTTAATTGGTTCAAATATAGGTTCAACTGTTGATGTATTTTCAACAAAAATTGAAGGTTTATTTGTATTGTTGACAGAAAGCTCCCCCAAGGGAGAAGAAAAATTTGACATCTCGCCAGCAACATCTAAATTAAATTGATTTGTATTATCAGTATTCATAAATGTCTTTCATGCTCTTTTCTGATTGTTTTTCGTTTATATGCTGTATTAAAAGATTGATATAAACTTCTCTTTCCCAAACAAACATATTTTCAATTTCATTTATGGACCAGGAAAATGTATTTATTAATTTAAAATTTGATTTGTAATAATCGGTAAGATCAAAGTACCTTACCGAAAGGTAAAAAAATCAAGTAATCCACTTACCTCCTTTTCTGTTCCATTATTTAAAATTAATTTATAAAAAAGTTTAGGTTGATTGAATAAAAATTTATCAATTTGTTTGGCAAACGATATTGGAAGATTTTGTATTAATTCTTCTATTTCTTGTGGAACAAAAACGCTAGTATCGAATATTTCATTTTTTAATATTACTTTTTTGATACATGCCTTCTCTATATCTTTTTTTTCTAAAGAATCTACTAATAAAAGAGATTTTAATTTTGGAAATTCCAATTCTATAGTAAGACCATCATTTATTTTTATATATTTTTCAGCTTTTCCTGGATCACATTTTATGTCAAAAATATTAATAGGATATTTTTCATTATCGTAGATAACATTTATTACTTCATCTATGCTTTTTGATCTTATGTGCAAAAATATATATTCAGCTTCAGAAAGGTCCAGCAAATCAATGTTTACATTTTTTGTATTATTTTTTAATACTTCATATAAAGCATTTAGTGCTAATTTTTTATCATTTTCTTGGAGTATAATAGCTATATTTTTTGCATCTTTTACTTTAAATGGAGTAAATAGTATCTTTTTTTTAGATAATGGTAAAAACAATTCATATTCTGGATAATAATTTTTAATATTTTCAATTAAGGTCATGGCTATAATCTCTGTAATTAAAAGTCACTCCATATCTAAGATATGGATCAGCATTTGTTGAAGTTAATCGTATCGGCAATGTTTGCGTTGGAAACACTTCCTTAAACCAAAATGTGCTACTTTTATTTCCATTTAAATCTAATAAATAAATTTTTAAATTAGCATATCTAACAGTATTTTCATAATAATTTGAATAAAAAGAAGTTATCGATGAATTTGCATCAGTTGAACCATACAAAGCTTTAAACCAAGCATTTATAAATTTGATAACTTTATTATCTCCAGCTACGGGAAATATAATCGTAACACCATTTGCATATCTTAATCTTCTTGGCACTAATCTACCTATTCCGTATCCAGGTAAATTATCTGAAACGTGGTCTATAGCAGTTTCTCCTATCAATACTTCATCTGCCAAATATTCGGATTCACTAAAAGCTCTGACCGGGGCTAAACCGGGTCCAGTTAGTTTAAATTCTATGGAATACCTATTTGGTCTTTGAATACCATCTCTGGTATTAAAATAACTCTTTAAACTCTGTATTGTGTTATTTAACGGCATTTGAAAATAGATCTCTTTCAGTTAATATTTTAAATTTAAACTTGTACTTTTGGCAATAGCTTTCAGCTGCTTTCCACTTAGAATTATTTATAGCCCAGGTTATCTTTTCTCTTTTAGAAGCATTTTCTTTTAAAATTGTTTGTTTTTTTGGTTTTACTTCAATTAACCATGTTTCTATATTATTGTCAATTTTAATTTGTATTAAAAAATCAGGTATATAGTTTGAAATTTTATTTTTTACTGGATTAAAATATGGTATTATAATTTCTTCTGAAGACCACTTTAAAATACTACTATTTTCATCGCAAAATTTACAAACGTGCCTTTCCCATAAAGATCTACAAATGATATCATCGGGATTTCCTATGTATTTTTCTTTATTTTTCGGTGTATATTTTGTTTTGTATGCCACTAAAATTATTTATCAAAAGTATAAATATTTCTAGTATGCCATATTATACATATCCAAATGGAGCCTACGCCAATGGGATTCCTCTTTGGGCCAATTTTTATGTAGCAAAATACGATGTTAGAGCAGCAAGAAGGACACGATGGGGTGTAGTTGGAGGGAGCTTCGGCCACATCAGATTACCTTTGCCAGCTGAACCCGGATTTCAGGCTAGACACGAATTTGCTCAAGCAGACAATCCAGTTGGACCAGTAATCAGTGCTGCTGGTCTGTTAAACTCTGGTAATAATATGGATACATTGTTTGAAAGAACATTGCAGCCTGCCAGATTTTATAGTGAAAAACAATTTGCGACTTCAACCTATAGAAGGTTTTCAAATATAACCGAGCTTTCTATGGTAAGTGAAGCGAGAAAAAGTTATAAGTTTGATTATATCTTTGTACCACACAACGAACAAGAAACAAAATCGGTAGAAGATATTATTGCATCGTTTAGAAAGTGGTCGTACCCAATATATGCAAATTATCCTGAAAGAACTTTTCCACAAAATTTATGGGCAATAAAGGTTACATCAGGTTCCGGCTTGGCATCAACGTACCAAAATTTATCAGAAATATGGTTGGGAGAACCTTTGGTTTGTGTGTTGGAAAATATTACGGTTAAAAGAAATGATAAAAGCGATCCTGTTGTTAGACTTTTACCAAACGGCGCATCTTCCTATACTCTAATGTCTTTAATATTTACAGAATTTGAAACCGGAACATTTGTTCCCGGAGCAAATTATCTATTTTCAAAATCAGAACTTTCCGCACAAGGCGGAAACAATATATAACATTCGTATGAAACTTTTTAAAAATTTACCAAAAAAATTATATGAAACTCCAATAGGCAACGTAAATCTGTCTAGCTTTTATACATTTTATCAAAAAAATTTAAAAAATAAAAAAACGATAAACACAAAAATTGATAAAAAAACAAATCTAATAGAAGCTACAAAACATTTTTTTGATGATAGTGATTCTCTTTGGGTTGCATTGCACACAAACAATTCAATAAACCCATTTACATTTTTAAATGAAAACAATACACTTTTTATAAAAGAAAACGAAACCAAAACAACTTTTAATCCATTTTCATCTAACACTGGTTATTATAATCCTGGTATGACCTTCAATGTTCCTATTGGGAGTATACTAACACAATATTCATCAAATACTGGAGCATCTTGGTCTTACTCCTCTGTTGGAAATTTTGATTTAAATGGGCCGTTTACTATTGTAGAAAGATCCGATTCATATAATAAATCTGTTACCGTTAAACCGAGAAAAAATTTACCCGGGGCTCAAGATATATTAACTCCAGGAACGGATGGTAATATAGAAGAAACACAATTTGTTTTTATAAACAAGGGATCTACTTATTTTCTATTCAACAATACATTTTATAACAAAAATACTATAAAATTTACAGATAGCTTTGTTTCACAAAAAAATAAAGGTGGAACAAAGGAAATAAATGTTTTTGCGGGATCTCCTGAACCATTAGAAGAATCTATAGGTTCATTTTTGTCGGCTTCTGAAACTTTTGAATCTCCAACCACCATAAGTGAATTTGTAGAAACTAAAAGTAAATCTGTAACTTTGATAAGCCCAAGTGATTTATTATTTTCAATGTCTTCTTTTATTACGCCTAAATATTCAGCATGAGTTCTTTAAAAGATTTTCATCCATTTGGATCTACACTACTATCAATAATCATTGGTGACAGACAAGGAATCAATGGTGGTATCAATTCATTAAATTTATTAAGAAAAGATCAAAGCTTAGATTGTGAATTTCATAGAATAGAATTTAATGAAAGTATGTTTGACATTTTTCCTTCCGGTGTTCTTTTTGTAAAAGATCAAAGAGATATCTTATCAAGATTAATTGCGGGTGGAATGGATTATATTAAATTTGTTTTTGAAGAAGGTGATCCTGTTGTAGTTCATATCCATTCAGCACAGCATGCATCCAATGCTGCATCAAGAGACGAAGAAAGCTATATTGCAATACATTTTAGTATTGCATTTTATCAATTTGCTCAAGAAACTACCATGTCAAAAATCATGGAAGAATACGAAAAACCAAAAGTTTTTAGAATTGATAATTTTATAAATGAACTGGTAGATAAAGTAAATGCAACGGATGTTGAAAATACATCTGTTTTAAATGGGATGGGCCCTTACTTGGAATATGATTCCGATTTGGTAGATATTACTGACAATTATATTGTTTATAGACCGCTTAACCCAAAATTAGATGGAACAGAAGTTTCTTCTGACAGTGTTGCAGATTATTTGAATTATATTTCAAACTATGCCGTACCACATAAAGATGGACCATACGGTAACGACAATCTAAAAGGTAAACCAAGATTTTTTTGTTGGATTGATTGGGGAAAACACGTCAACTTCCGTTATTTTTATGATAGAGATACAGCAGAAAGCAAACCAATTAATTTTAGGTATGCAATAATAAATTCAGATGCAGCTAAAGTAAAAATTGGAAATGCGGAGTACAGTAAAGTTTATAATTACTCTACAAATCAAGGTGGTCAATACATCACAAAAGAGTATTATTATATTAGAAAAACACCAAAGGTTTTAGATTACAATCATCCAGAAGATGAAAATGAATATCAGCATCTAAATTATCAGTTTCAAGATTCTGGAGAAAAATTTAATGTAGAAATTATTTCAACAGAAAAAAATGATTTCGGTACATTTAATACCATGATAGCTGGCTCGCAAGAATTAAAATATCCTGGGGTTTGGGGTTATATTGATGGTTCAAAATTAGAATCTAAAGAATCGGTCGAAAGCCATATAGGTGGTGTTTTGGGATATAAAGGTGAATATTCTAAAATGAATTTTGCTGGGTTTACCACCTCGTTTAATTATTATGATCACAGTGAAATGTGGAAAAACATGTTTGATTTAACACCAGTAGATCCTTTTTATTCTGGTGGTGAATATTATCTTGACTCTTCAGTAAACACTAACAATTCAAAATTACAAAAAGTAATTGATATAAGATGGAATTCACTGTTAGATGAAAAACAAAAACCAGAAAAAAGCCAATTAGAATTAATAAGAAAAGTTGAAGTGCAAAACTTTGTTTTATATTCACTTTGTTGTATGGGCGAAGAACAAGAACAGTCTTTCTTTGCAAAGCTCCATAGTTTTGTTTATGGCACAACTTATGATATACAACCAAGAACAGAAAGAAACTGGTTATATACTTGGACTAAGATTGTTCCAGACATAAGAAGAAAAGAAGATGATGGTGAAATTTTAAATCAACCTGCCGGATTAACTTTTACTGATTACGATATTAAACATCTCAGAGGTTGGACTTATGATTTTTCAGAAACCTCTGGTTTAACTTTTGATGATGAAAATGTATATAAATTTGCCATAAATATCAATGAAAAAGGAAATACTGGATCAATTAACGCTCCTGATTCATATTTTAACCCTGGGTGGGCCAAACCATCAGGCAATTTAAAATATAGACCAATAGGCGTTCAAGGAAATGCAACTAAGTTTATTGGTGATCAGGCTGCAACAAATGGATACACAGGACCCGTAAATCAAATTGTAAGAATGTATAAAAAATCATGGATTTCTTTGTTGGGTGAAGCCGGAGTAACTTTAATTGATCCGGGCTACATAGGAAAATATTTGTACTACTTCTCTTCAGAAAACGTATTGGATGGGCCCTGCTAATGGCTGGATCAAATCAAATAAAAGTTTATCCCTACACTTTAGATAAAAAATCTGTAACACCACTTGGTTCCAGAGATGCATATGAATGTGCTAATGCTTTGATTACCAGGGGTGTTACTAGTTCACCAACAAGCCTTGAATCTTGTTTTGACAGTTTTCCAACAATTAAAAATATGGCCGAAACTCTTGGTTTAACAGGAACAAAAGGTCTTTGGGTTGGACCACCTCCACTTGATCCCAAAAAAGTAAAAGTTGGTGATATGGTTGATCTGCTTAGTGGTGTAACTAGCTTTGAGTGCAACCATATAAAAAGCAGTTTAGGATCAGATTGGTTGGGATGTTTGTGGGGAAGCCCACAGGGGCCATTCAGCTGTACTTGCCCAGAAGTGGGATCAAAATTTAAAGCTTATTTAAAACATAGATTAAATGTAGCGACTTTTTGGAAAACCCCAAAAAGTGTTCCAGTGTTTAGACAATCTTTTTTGGATTATATAAAGTATCAAACTAAAGTAGAAATAACTGTTGGCGGCGACTTTAATGCGCATCCGGGCATGATTGTAGAATTAAAAGTGGAATCTTTTAAAACTAAAGCTCCATTTACAGTTGAAGAATCTGTTTTTTCCGGTTTATACATTATTGTAGCTGTTAGACACATAATTAATAACGGTGGAACCCATGAAACTTCTCTAACTCTTTCTTATATACCGACAGGATCTGAGGTATAAATATTTTTGATGCAAAAGAAAGATTTTTCAATATTATTTGAAAAATTGCCATCGTCGGGATCAAAAACCGATATAGCTATGGTTAGTGGCTATAATGCCGTTGTCCAAAAGATAAACCATCTATTTAATACTAATAAGGGTGAACTTGTTTCGGATGAATATTTTGGTTCCGATTTATTTGTTTATCTTTTTGATCCCATAGCAGAAAAACCAGTTATCGAATCAAAATTAGAAAGCTATATCCAAACATTTTTACCACAGTTGTTTAATATAAAAGTTTCTTTAATAAATAATATGCCAACTTTTATAGATTTTAAAGTTACTTTTTCTTATTTTGATGATGTTAAAACAAATGATAATATTACTTGTTTTATAAAGGTAAATACTTAAATGGGATACAACATAAAAGATTTAAACGTTTCTTCTTTAGATTTTACTGATATTGTAGAATCATTAACTAGTTTTTTGGAAGTGCAGCCATCTTTAAGAGATATTGATTTTAGAAATCCATCTAGTGCAGCTAACATGCTAATCAATATTTTGGCTACAGCCACGGCATACAATGGAGTATACAGCTATTTTGGATTTAATGAGTCATTTAAAATTTCTGCACAAAATGTAGAATCTTTTTCCGGTTTAGCTTCTAATGAAAGTATTCTTCTTCCATTTACTCAATCGGCATCAGCTGAACTATCTTTAACTGCAAGTACATCAATACCAAGATACTCATCCTTTAATGCAATTGGCCTAGACGGTTCTAATTTGACTTTTTTTAATATAAATGCAATTTCTCCTGGAACAAGCAGACAAACTTTATATTGCGGTTCAAAAATTTCAGTTTATACCGATTACAATTACGATAATCAATATATTTTATTACCTTTATCAGTTGATCCAAGAACGATACAATTTATCACAACGGACATCACAAACAGCACCGAGACTACTTACACTAGAGTAGATAGAGGAGAAGAAGCTATAACCTCGGGTAATTATTTTACTGTTATTAATGGACCAAATGGTTATATTGTAACCAATAATTTTATAAATTCTAGTTCAATTGATATTTCCACCAAAGTAGAAGTTTATGCATTAAACACAAATGGATCTAAAGGTAATGGAGCCACGATAACCCCTTTGTCTGGAACAACATTTGTAACTACTCCAGACCCAGCAGGTGGTTATGATACACTTTCTGTAGAAAGAGCTAGAAGTCTAGTTTTAATTAATGGAAATGGCAGAAAACGCTGGGTCACTTTGAGTGATTTAAAATATGCTGTAATGTCTTCGGGGATTAATGGTACTGATGTTGAAAGTAATATTACGGTATCCAATGGAGCAGTCCCGGGACAAGTAAAAATTTACGTAGATTCTTCTCTTACATCAGCAGAACAAACAACTCTTTTGGAGTATTTAACTAACATTGGACCTGCTGGAATAGGATTGGTTTATAGCACATGATATTATTTTTTAATCATCTTCCGGTATCAGAAAAAAATAAAATTGCTAAATTTGTAGAATTAGTTCAAGAATCTTATGGTTCTGATTTTTTTAGTTTACAAGGCGAATATTGGAAAGGAGATGATCTTACAACAGAATCTCTATTTCCAGCATGGATTATAAAAGAGTAT